GTAGACTTTTGAAATTTTTTTGTTTTCGCGCGCGTACGTGAGAAAACATCTCATTTTGAGCATAAAAAATGCAGAAAGGAGGAGAAAATGATAAAAAAAGCCACAAAAACTCAGCTGCAGAAAATGCAGAAAATGAGTCAGAAATTTAAAGAAGAAGCTCAAGAATTGGGCTTAATGGACAATTATATTTTCGTTCGATTGTTTGAAACATACGAAAATCAAATCGCTCTGATGTCTCAATACATCGATGCAATCATCGAAGAAGGAGCTATGGTTGTCGTACCGGTTGGAAAAGATTCGGAAAAAACCGCAGTCAATCCGGCTGCTGTTGAATACAACAAAATGGTTACAAGCTCCTCCAAAATAGCTGGTCAGCTCGATGCCATGATTGAACGAGCCAAGAAATCTGTAGTGCCAAAAGACGAAGATGATGAATTGTGAGTCGGCTTCCAATCTGCTGCAAAGATTATTTCGAGCTCATGGATGAATATCCCGAGCAATTTTGCCAAGAGCAATTTGAGTTACGGGAAAAAATCGAACATATTTTTGCAACTGAAGACATCATTTTCGAAGCCGATCGGTACGAAAAATACATCGGCTTGGGAAAATATTTAGGATTTAAAGATGGATACCCGTGGGAACGCTTTCTCATCGGACTTTTTTTATGTTGCTATACTCCGGACGGATTGCCTAGGTGGCATCACATGCTTTGCATGCTTGGCCGCGGAGCCGGAAAAGATGGGTTGATCAGCTGGATGAGCTTGTGTGCGATCAGTCCATACAATCCTGCAAAAGAATATGACGTTGATATTTGCGCATTTAATGAAGAGCAAGCTTTGCGACCTGTTGAAGACGTATACAATGCAATGACTGACGATGCTGCGAGGATGAAGAAATTTTTTAAATGGACAAAAGAAAAGATAGTCGGTTTGAAAAACAGAGGAAGAATCAGAGGCCATACAAACAATGCAAAAGGTAAAGATGGATTGCGCTCAGGAATGGTAATCTTGAACGAAATACATACCTACGAAAGTTATGCGAACATAAATATCTTTACAACCGGATTGGGAAAGAAAGATGATCCGCGAACAGCGTACTTTACTACAAACGGTGATGTGGTTGATGGGCCTCTGGACCAAATTTACAAAGCTGGCGTGGAATACCTAAAAAGTGACACTCTGAGCGATAGAGGCAATTTGTATTTCATCTGCAAACTCGACGATAAAAAAGAAGTCGATAACGAGTCCATGTGGCATAAAGCAAATCCAAGTTTGCGATATAAACCTGGATTGCTAATCGAAATACGAAACGAGTACATCGATTGGAAAGCCAACCCTACGAGCCTGCCGGCTTTTATGACGAAACGTATGAACATCCGCCAGACGTCAGAAGAATGCGCAGTAGCCGAATGGGAATTAATTGCGGCCACAAATCGTCCGATACCTTACGAAAGAATTAAAGGCGCGTCTTGTACGGTTGGTGTCGATTTTACAAAAATCAATGACTGGGCCGCGGTAAATGTACATTTCAAGGATGGAGACTTAAGGTATGACATCAATCATGCCTGGATCTGTTTAGAATCCAAAGAACTTTGGAGGCTTCGCTGTCCATATAAAGAATGGGCAGAAAAAGGCGATGTGACTTTAGTTGACGCTCCGGAAATAAACCCAAGAGTGATCACTGAATACATTGCCAAAATAAATAGCGAATATTGTGTTGAGTGCGTAGCGATTGATGATTTTCGCTATGCACTTTTTTCGGATGCGTTGAGCGAAATAGGCTTTACGACAAAAGATGGAAATTTAAAAATGTATCGAAAATCGGATGAGATGCGTATCAGTCCAGTTATAAACAGGTACTTTTTAAACCAGTCTTTGGTCTGGGGCGACGCTCCGCAATTGAGGTGGGCTGCAAATAACACAAAATTAGTGCCTACAAAAAAGTCCAAGATTGCAGCCGATGGTAATGCGGATTTTGGAAACTTTGTATACGGAAAAATTGAGCCGAAATCCAGAAAGACAGATCCTTTTATGGCTTTCGTTGCAAGCGTCATAGTCGAAGATCGAATATACGATATTGAAGACGGAGGCTATGAAGACTTTGATGTTTTCGTCTTCTAGGAAGGAGGAATACATGGGATGGTTTAAAAAAATCTTTAGCTTTTTAGATGAAAAGCAAGAAGTTGATGTGACGATTAGTAAACAAGATGAACAGATGGCCGCAATTGCGGTTAAAAAATTAGCAACCGAAATCTGCATCAATCGGATAGCTATGGCCATCACGAAATGCGAATTTAGAACATATCGGAAACACAGCGAAGAAAAAAATGATATTTACTACAAACTGAATATCAAACCAAATCCAAACGAAAATGCCACTGAGTTTTGGCAAAAGCTAGTCCATAAGCTTTATCACGAAGGCAAAGCGCTGGTGGTTAGACTAGATCAAAATTTTTACATTGCAGACAGCTACAATTTGGATGACGAGAATACGACCTCACCTCAAGTTTTTAAAAATATCGTCATTGGAAAAATGAATGTTCGAAATGATTATAAGATGGACAAAGTTTTTTATTTCCGCTTAAGAAATCACGATGTCCATAAATATCTGGACCAAACGCTGGCGATTCCAAGCAGTTTGATCAATAGCTCAGTCAAATCTTACCGCCAGTCAAACGGATCTAAATACGTCATTTCGAAAAAACGCCAGCGTGAAAATCAAAATGATAAAGACGAAAAGTACGCTAGCGCTATGAATACAAAGCTAAAGTCTTTCTTAGAGGCTGACACGTCTGCAATCACTATTTTCGAAGGAACCGAATTAAAGAAACTGGATTCTCCTGGAACTGTATCTGATACCAGGGATATCAAAGCTTTAATCAATGATGTCTTGGAAATCACAGCCAAGGCTTTTTTAATTCCAACTAATATAGCGACTGGAGAAGTAACGGATACAGGAAAAGCGGTCGATGACTTCCTAACCTTTTGCCTGGATGGAGTTGTACAGCTAATCGAAGATGAACTGAACTCTAAATTGTTTACGGAGTCCGAATATCTCAAAGGAACTCAAATCAAAATCGATACGCAAACTATTAAACATGTCGATGTATTAGATATGGCCACAGCGGTTGATAAATTAATTGCTTCTGGCGTTTTCAGTGTGAACGGCATCTTAAGAATTTTAGGTTACGAGCCAATACTTGCTGATTGGGCTGATGAACATTTCTTAACGAAAAATTACAGTCCTATGCAAGAAATCGCTGATCCAATCGATCCTCCTCCAAAGGAGGATGAAAACGGTGGAAAGGAGGAATAAAAAATGCCAAAACGAGTAAAAATGTCTTTTAATATGCGATTAAAAGACGAGCGGACCGCTGATCTAGACATTTTGGACGACATCGGAGAATGGACTGATTGGTGGACAGGTGAAAGTGGTGGAGTCGGTGTTGAAACAATTACTAATTTTTTAGCCGAACATAAAAATGTAGAAACAATCAATGTCCGAATCAACTCAAACGGTGGAGACGTTTTCGAAGGAATTGCGATTGCAAATCTGCTTCGCGGATCCGGAAAAACGATCAATGTCGAAATCATTGGAATCGCCGCTTCCATCGCTAGTGTAATCGCAACAGCCGGAGATCATGTGCGCATGTATCCGACAAGTCAGATGATGATCCATAATTGTTGGACTTACGCATCCGGAAACGCCAACGATTTTCGGAAAATTGCAGACCAGATGGACGCCATCATGGAATCAAGCCGAACAGCTTATCTTGATAAAGCTGATGGAAAACTATCTGCTGAAAAGTTGCAAGAAATGCTGGATGCGGAAACGTATTTGCCAGCGGAAAAATGTTTGGAATATGGATTGTGCGATGAAGTAATTGGAAAAGAGCCTGCTGATCCAGCTGATCCGAAGCCAAACGAGTATAAAGAGCCGCCAAAAGATCCTAATTTTATTGCACCAACAGCCAAGGTTAAACCTTGGTTTTTTTAATGGGAAAGGAGAAAGAAAAAATGGTCCCTTATAGCTTAGAGGAATTACAGAAAAAGCTGCGCGAAGCAGCCGAAGAAAAAGATACCGATGCTTTAGCTGAAGTTATTGCGCAGATTGCGCAGACAGAAGCTAATGACGCAAGCCGAGAAGCTTTACAGAATCTGGATGCTCAGATTATGGCTGCGCGTGGAGTACGCCAGCTGACACAAGCAGAAACTGAGTTTTACCAGAAAATCATCGATGCTCAGCGAGGAGGAACGGTAAAACAGGAAATTAGCGATATCGACCTGGTTATGCCAGAAACCATTATTAATAACGTAATGGATGATATTGCTCAATCTCATGATTTGCTCAGTCACCTGGACATCCAACACGTTAATGCACGTGTCAAAGTACTGTTCACGACTCCGGACAGCAATATTGCCAATTGGGGTAAAATTACTGACAAAATTACGCAGGAAATTACTTATGGATTTGAAGAGCTAGATGCAACTCAGTTAAAACTGACTGCATATATCCCTGTACCACAGGCATACTTGGATTTAGGCCCAAGCTACATCGATACTTTAACTCGCACTTACTTATATGAAGCAATTGCAAACGGTATTGAAAAAGCTGTCCTCACTAACTTAGACGACTCCACAGGTCCAATCGCAATGACTGCTGACATTGACAAAGGATCTGTAGCAAGTGGAGTGACAACTTATACCGAAAAAACTGCCGTTAAAGTTACTAACTGGACTCCGAAAGGGTTGGCTGCCATTTTGACAAAGATGGCCAAAACGCGAAAAGGAAATCCACGTGCTTTACGCGGCATCTTTGCGGTAGTCACTCCGGAAGATTATCTGAATATTATTAAACCTGCTATCAGCGTACTGAACGCATCTGGCGAATGGGTAGAGCGTCAGCCTTATCCAATTACATTTGTGCAGTCAGCATATGCTACCAGCGGAAAAGCTATTTTTGGTCTGGACAATTATTACATCCTGGGAATCACTTCCGATTTGAAAGGTCGTATTGAAACATCTGATGAATACCAATTCCTAGATGATGTTCGAGTTTATAAAATCAAGATGTATGGTAACGGTACTCCAAAAGACAACAATGCGTTCCAAGTTGCTGATATTAGCGAATTGAAAGAAGCTGCTGTTATCGTTACTAACGCAACAACCGCTGCGTAAGAGGTGAGCCATGTTAGCCGATGATATTAAACTACAGCTCGGCTATCGTTGGACTGACGAGCAGACAGACAGACTGATCGGATTGATAATCCAAGAAGGACAGGCTTTTTTCGAACGTTATAAACCTAACATCGATTATGAGTCTGATCATTTCGCTCGAGGCTTGCTAGCTGATTATGTGCGCTACGCAATGGCGTCTGCCAGAGACGAATTTAAAAGAAATTATTTCGAAGAAATTCTGAGCCTATCAGATGAGGGGAGTCTAAATGATCAATCAGAATAACCCTCTTTCATCCGTCAGCTTTAATGACGGATATGTGCAGGGAATCGAGATAAAAAACTCAAAAATCGTACAAAATGTATCGAAACCTGTATCTTTTGGCTTTAAAACTGTAGGTTATACACATTTTTATCGCGCCAGCATGGCTGATGTTACTGTTGATAAAGTGATTGTGATACCCATTTACAATCCTATCGATTGCAACTACGTGGAGCTGCACTCTTTTAGAGACAATGCATACGGAATTTACAAAGTGGTCCAAAGGCAGGATATTTTTTCTGACCGACCACCTTTTATCCGGCTGAGTCTAGAAAAAGTAAAAAACAACTTTATCGATGAAAGGGAAAGCGCATGAGCGATTCTGTGAAAATCGAAGGTTGGAAAGAACTCTATGCCGCGCTCGATGCAAAAAAAGTTGCTGCAGAAAAGCTGGCGGATGTCGTCAAAGAATGCGGTGAGGAAATGGTCGAGACTGCCAAACAGAATTGTCCAACCAAAACCGGAACACTGAAAAGCTCAATAACCGCTACCTATACAGATGGCGGAACGACGGTCGAAGTAGAAGCAACCGCCAAAAATTCCAAAGGTGCTAAATATGCGCACTTTGTCGAATTCGGTACCAAAAAACATGGACCAGAGCAGCCATTTCTTCGACCAGCGCAGAAAGCTGGCCGAGCTAAGCTAAAAGAAGAATTGCGGAAAATCGTGGAGGCTAAGTAATGCAGCAGAAAATATTTGAAGCGTTGGCCAAAACGTTTGAATCAAAAGGCTACGATACGTACTATCTCGATGTGGCTCCAGAAAATGCTGGCTGTCCCTATATCCAGATGACTTACTCTAGCTCAGAGAGAATCAGCACAAAAAAAGAAGCTGGCGGCAGCGTATATGTGATCATCAATGTCTGGCATGATCGGACTGCTGAGCGTAATGCAGTAGCACTGATGATCAACGATATCGTCTCGATAGCATGTGGATTACAAATTGAAGGATATAGCTTGGATCTAGCAACAGCATCCAGCCGAATACTTTATGACACATCTACTTCCACGACATACTTGCACGGTGTCGTGGATTTAACGTTTAATTATATGTAAAAAGCGCTCTATTTTGAGCGCTTTATTTTTTAGAAAAAGGAGAATTTTATGGCACAAGCCGTACATGGAAAAAAGATCATTTTTCTTTATCGCGTTTTAGGCTCTACAAGTGATGCCACACGCATTGCTTTTACAAAAGATAACGGCGAAACGATTTCCAAAGATGGCGATACAACCGCGACCAAAGATGGGGTGGTTAGAACTCCTGGAGATGCAGAAATCGAAGTTACAACTACTTCTATTTTGGCTAAAGGAGACAAAATTATTAGCGAACTCCGTGAAGCCATGCTTGAAAATAAGCTGATTGAAGTTTGGAAAGCTAACCTTGAGGAACCTGGAATTTCCGAAGGAACCTATAAAGGTACGTACTATCAGGCATACCTTACCGAATTGGAAGAGTCCTCTCCATCAGATGACTGGGTAGAGGAAAGTCTAACCTTTGGTATTAATGGTACTGGGGCTGATGGCGATGTAACTGTAGCTGCAGATCAATTGGACGAAGCGACTTACGTCTTTAAAGACACTAAAGGAGCTTAACGTTTGATGGAACTGGAAATCGCTGGAAAAACCTATGCCTTTAAATTCGGAATGGGTTTTTTAAAAGAAATCAATAAAACGCGCACGCAAACAGTAGCTCTAGGCGTGAAAGAAAATGTCGGGCTCAAGTATGCGGTCGCTGATCTACTTGACGGAAAGCCGGAAGCAATCGAGCAAGTACTCATGCTCGCCAATGCTGGCCAGCAGCCAAGATTGCAGACACAGACGCTTGACAACTATTTGGAAGATGAAAATGTCGATTTAGATGAGCTAGCTCAAACCATTATCGATTTTTTATCGAAGTCCAATGCCTGCAAAAAAATAACTCTGATGGTGCTGGAGATGATGAATCAGAAGGACGAGTAGAACCATCAGAAGAAAATACAATTGAAGTACTTTACGATGCGTGTGCAGATTTTTGCTTTAGATATCTCGGGTATACCTCTTTTGACCAGGTTGACCAAATGACGATACCCGAATTTTTACTTTTACAAAAAATCCAAACCGACAAAATCGAAGAGCTCGAGTACGACAGACATTGGCGTGCGTACTTAAATTTTGCCGCAACCGGCAAAAAGAAAGTTGGCAAAAAAATAAAGCCAAGATTCGATAAATTCGAAAAATTTTATAATCGCAAGAAAATCCGCAGTGAATTGCACGGAACGAAGCAAAAATCTGCGTTCGCGGATTTAATTGCTTACAAACAGAAAAAAGCGGAGGAAACCGATGAGTGAAAGCTACGATGTAAAAGCGGTCCTATCCGCGGAAGATAAAAACTTTTCGAGCACCTTAAATAGTATCAGCTCCGTTGGAGCGGCTAAATTCGGTGCTCTTTCGACACTTGGAAGCAAGGCAATGAATACCTTGGTTTCAGGGGTTAAAAAATTTGCTACAGAATCCATCTCAACCGGCATGAGCTTTGAGTCCTCTATGAGCCAAGTTGCTGCCATTTCGGGAGCTACCGGATCGGACTTGGAACTGCTCGAATCGACTGCCAGGCAGATGGGCTCGACAACCGTTTTCAGTGCTAGCGAAGCAGCAGATGCGCTCCAATATATGTCGTTAGCAGGCTGGGACGCTCAAAAATCAGCCGCTGAATTGCCAGGCGTTTTAAATCTGGCAGCCGCTTCAGGTATGGGTTTGGCCGAAGCGTCCGATATGGTTACTGACTACTTGAGTGCTTTTTCCAACTCGGCGATGGAAGCGACTGAATTTGCAGATATGTTGGCCTACGCTCAGTCAAACTCCAATACCACAGCCGCTCAGCTTGGCCAAGCGTATAAAAACTGCGCAGCCAACTTAAATGCAGCTGGCCAAGATGTGCAGACAGTTACTTCGTGTTTGGAAGCGATGGCCAACCAGGGTTTAAAAGGATCTGAAGCCGGTACTGCTTTAAACGCTATGATGCGAGATATCACATCAAGCATGGAAGATGGGGCTATTGCCATTGGCGAAACATCGGTAAAAGTAACGGATGCAGAAGGAAATTACCGTGACTTAACCGACATTTTAAAAGATGTCGAAACCGCTACGAATGGTATGGGGGATGCAGAACGTGCAGCTGCTCTTTCTGCTACCTTTACCAGCGACTCAACAAAAGGTCTGAACCTTTTGTTAAACGAAGGCATCGACAATATCGCAGGATATGAAGATGAGTTGAGAAGCTGCTCCGGAACTGCAGAAAAAATGGCCGGAGTCATGAATGATAATTTATCTGGCGATTTAAAAACCTTAAATAGCGCTTGGGAGGAGTTGCAATTGCAGCTCTATGATTTTGTTGCGCCAGCACTAAGAGAGGTAGTCCAGACAGTAACTACTTATGTAATTCCGGCCATTTCTGAACTGATCAGCTGGCTTGGAAGTCTAAAACTCGATGAGTTTTTTGCGAACTTTGATCCAAAACCGCTTATCGCGGTAGCGGGAGCGGCTGGCACAGCCCTGGTCGCATTTAAGGCATTTAGCTTTTTAAAATCCTTTAATCCTTTCAGCGTTTTTGCATCAAAAGGAAAAACGAGTGTATCGTCCATTGGCTCAGCTGTCGGAAATGTTTTTCAGAAGACATTGAAGGGTGCTGGCCAAATGGTTTCCGAAATTGAAAAAGGTTTTGGAACCATGACAAAATCCGTCATGACTGGCTTTAGCTCTATGATGACAAAACTTGGAAAACTGTCCTTTACCCAGGTTGCATCTGGCCTGACAGCCACGGCTGGAGCAGTTGCTATTGTAGTGGCAGCGCTATTGGTCTTGGCGGCTTGTCAGGATACTGTCCTACCTTTTTTACAGGGTTTAGCTGATATCATTATTAGCGTAGTAAATGGAGCATTACAGTCATTTGCAGATTTTCTGATCACGCTCAGTCCTATCCTGGTAACGATTGGAGAAGCATTTGCAGCTTTAAGTCCTCTTGTTACTGCACTTGGAGAGGCATTTGCCGAAGTAGTTTCGGCAGTAGGTGAGGCGGCCAGCTCAATTATTACCGCGATTACACCGATCGTTAGCATCATCACCCAAGCTTTTACAACAATTGTTTCTACAATTGCATCCGCCATTGTATCTATTGTCGAGGCTCTAGCACCTTACGCTCCAGAACTCACTGCAATGGTTGAAGCTACTACGAGCATGGTAAGCAGTGTGGCTGATTCTTTTGCCAGTATGCTCGCTCAAGTGTCGCCAATCATCGATTCTTTGAGTGGATTAGTAGCGGCTCTTGGAGATTCTATCTCCGAAATCTTCGATTCTGCTGGAGGAGTGATTGAGTCTTTTGGATCAGCGGTAAATAGTATCCTGTCTGGCGTAGCCGATATCATTGATAGCATCGGTGAGGCGTGCTTAAACGCCGGCAAAGGATTCGATACTTTAGCTGATGGCGTAGCTAAAATAACAGGATTAAATCTTTTGGATATGGCCGCATCATTGACCGCTGTTGCAACCGGAGTAGGAGCCATTTCGTTGGCCGCAATCGGTTTAGGAGATGCAGGCACACAAATACAGTCGCTTGCGCAAGGGTTAGTCCTTTTAGCTAACAACATTAACGGAGTAACTACTGCAGCTGCATCTATTCCAAATGTAGTCGCAAGCTTTGCATCTTTAAGCGCTACAACTGCAGCGCTAAGCGGAGCTGGCGCGATTTTTACTGCTCTAGCTGCAGCTATTGCAGTCTTTGCGGCGGCCGCGGTGACTGCTGGAGCAAGCGCTTCGAGTCTGACAAGCGGCATTTCTGCAATGTCCGCGACGCTGTCTAAAGTTAGTTCATCAGCGACAACTGCAACTTCTGGGTTAAAAAGCGTATCGAACTCAGCTAACTCAACTGCATCGGCTTTTAGCTCGTCTGCGTCAAAGATAACAGCGAGCATGTCGAAAATTGGAAGTAGTGCAAACTCGATGGGAAGTAATTTCAGCTCAATTGCTTCTAGAATCAAAAACGCTTTTTCTTCGATGGTCAGCTCTGCAAGCTCATCTTTAAACAGCTTGACAAGCAAAATGAACAGCACAGCGAACAGTGCAAAAACAGCCGGTACAAATACCGGAACAAATTACACTAACGGTTTAAGCACTGGGTTATCTAACGTTACGAGCGTTGCAAACACAGCAGGAAATTCAATTCTCAATGCATGGTCAGGTCTGTCCAGCAAGGCATACACGACCGGTTACTATATCGGTATTGGCTTGGCCAACGGTATGAGCTCGTCATTATCCAGAGTCCAGAGCGTAGCTGCTCAGCTCGCAACAGCTGCTGCTCAAGCTACTGCGGCCGCAGCCAAGGTTAAATCACCTTCTCGAGTATTTATGGAAATCGGTGACTACTTTGGCCAAGGTTTGGCTAAAGGTATTGATGGAACGCAAAAGCTCGTCACAAAAGCGAGCGAAGCGATGGTAGCTATACCAGAAGCAGCTTTTAGCTCAATAGAAGGTATGAGCTTTGCGGGCATGGGTGCTATTGGTTATGACACATCCATCGGCGGCGAGTATGACTATAGTTTTGAATTTAATATCGATTTGCCAATTGATGGTAAAACATTCGCTCAGAAAACCGTCAAATTTATGGCGAGCGAGCTGACGAAAAACGAAAATCGTTCAAACAGAAAAGGAGGCACGAAATGAAATTTGTAGACACAATTCAACTGCCGGACTGGTCCAAGAGAACCAGCGAATCCTTTTCTTGTAATGGCGAGTATTTCGAGGACCTAATCGAAGGATATAAAACTCTCTATACCGTTGGCCGCGAACTTCTTCCGGCTGAACTTACAACAATCGAAAGCGAGCGCTACTCAGGTGCTCGCTTTTTAAATCGCAGATATCCGTCTCGAGAAATCACAGTCGGCTACCAGCTTTGCTGCTCATCCGCGAAAGAGGTTCGAGCCGCTTTTAAGATACTCAATCTCAAAATGCGAGATGAGTTAACACTGATTTTTGACGATGAGCCGTTATACTACTACACTGCATACCTGACAGATGTTGATGATGTGCCGGAGGGTAAACTGTCTTTTATCAGCGAGTTTACGCTTATGTGTCCTAACCCTTTTAAACGATCATTGGTCGAACGCCAGGAAAAGGCCACAAATGGAAAAGTGACTTTTAATTACGATGGATCACAAGAGGCTTATCCAGAAATTGAGGTAACTTTTAAGTCGGATTGTGGATATATTGGACTAGCGAACCAAAACGGCAGAATTTTGCAAATCGGAAATGTCGAAAACGATACACAAGAAAGTGCTCCGTTTAAAAGTGGTGATGTTCTAACTTTGAAAGTTGAAGAAGGAAAAATCTATGTAAAAGGTTCGAGCTACGTTAGTACAGAAGTGCAATATCAGCTGAATAACATTGGAAACCAATGGGATATTTTTGTCCTGGAATATGGAATATGTGAGATAGCCGCCACGGTATCCAGCTATGCAACGATGCCGGACATTGTAGTTAAATATCGTGAGGTACAAACATGATTGTGTACTTTGCTGATAGAAAAATGGTTGTCTTAGGGCATGCTAGCACAAACCTTTCAAATAACGGTTTTACAATTTCTGACGATACAAAAATTGACGAACTTGAAACAGGCGTAAAATCCTTAGAGCTCGAAATCTACACAAGTGAAGATGAGATTGTAAGTCTTGAGAACTGCTGCACAGCGGGAAATTACCTTTTAACACAGCCAACGGATGACAAAGATTGGGGATTCAGCATAAACCCTGAATATTACACAATTATCGAATCTGAGGTAGATGCTATCGAATGCAAAGTAAGAATTTATTGTGAGGATGCAGGACTAGATTTACTTAACGAAATTGTAGGCGATTATGCAGCTGATCAGGCGTATCCAATAGCGTTTTATATCCAAAAATTTGCGTATGATTCCGGTTTTGAAATCGGAACGAATGAAATACCAAGTTTAACCAGGACTCTTGCCTGGGAAGGTGAGTCAACAGCAGCCGAACGACTTGCCAGCGTAGCTACGCAGTTTGATAACGCAGAAATTTCTTACAGTTTTGAAGTAAGAGGAATGAAGGTAATCCACAAATACATAAACGTCTACAAAAAACGTGGAGAAGTTAAAAATTGTGAGCTTTTAGTCGGACGGCACTTGGAAAACCTCACAAAAACCTCAAGCGTCGCAAATATTGCGACAGCTTTACAAGTAACAGGCGGTACGCCAGAAGCTACGCAAGAACAAATCGACGCAGACATTGAGCCTGATCCGATTAATCTGGTTGGGTATAAGTACGATGATGATGATATTTACGTTAGATCGGATGGGATGGTTTTGAGCCGCAAAGCTTTAGCAAAATGGAGCCGATATCTCTCTGAAACTGGAACGGATGAAGGATATATCGTAGTCCCTTACTCATATGACACGCTCAGCCAAGAAACACTTTTTGCAAATGCCTACAGTTATTTATTGAAAGTACGGGAGCCAGAAATCACGGTTGAAGCAGATGTGATTCAGCTTCCTAAAGAAATCCAAATCGGAGATACTGTTCAAATATCCGATAATATTACGCAAATGTACTTTGAGGGGCGTGTTTTAAAAATCGAAACATCTGTTACTCAAAATAAAGCGACTGTTACTTTTGGTGAATATGTCATTGAGCAGCCTACTGTAGCTAAACAGCTTAGTGATCTGGCAACTCAGCTCCAAAACGTAAAAAAGCGCCAGCTTTTTACTTGGATTGCCTACGCTGACGACTCGATCGGCACTGGTATCACTCTTGATCCAACCGGCAAAACCTACATGGGAACCGCCACAAACCGAACGAAAGCCGTCCCTGATCTGTCAGATCCATCCGTTTATCGCTGGGCTAAAATCCAAGGCGAGAATGGTGAAGATGGTTTGCGGATTATATCGATTGTTACTCAATACTGCTTGTCAGAAAGCAAGGAAGAACCGGCAGATGAGTGGAGCGATGAAATGCCGGAATGGCAAACAGGAACCTATCTTTGGCATCGCTTAAAAATCTCATACTCAGACGATACGATCGAGTACACTAACGGCATCGTGGATACCGGCTGGGAGGCAGTTGGGACAGCTCAAGAGGAAACGCTTGGTCAGGCAAATGACCAGATCACGCTGGTCAGTGACCAGATCACGACATATATCAGCCTGGAGATGGATTCTTTAAAAACGGCGGTTTCTGAAACGTATGTGACCGCTGATGAGTATGCGACCAAAGTTGGCGAGATTTCTTCAGATATCGAGCAAATGAAAGATTCGCTCACAATTTCATTTCAGGAATATTTCGATACCAATATCCAGACGATTGATGAAAAATTCACTGCAGTAGAAAGCAATTTAGCGACCTGGTTTGAGTTTAGCCTTGATGGTCTGCAGATCGCAAAAGCTGGCAGCCCTTTCGCATCGCTTTTTACCAATGAAAAACTGTCTTTCATGGAAGGAGACGTTGAAGTCAGCTATATTTCAAACCAGAAAATGTATATAAAAGAAGCCGAGATTACAGGGCGACTGCACCTCGGCAATTTTGCATTTATCCCGAATTCTGATGGCTCTCTGAGTTTAAGGAAGGTGAAGTAAATGAGCACCACAACCACAGTCTGGACGTGTAATACCGGATGGAGTGACGAAGAGCAATTTCGAGTCGAGGCCATTTGGAGCTACTCCCAGAATGTAGCGAATAACACGACCACAATCACGCTCGAAAAGCTCCGGTTTATGGAAGTCAGACAGCTTTGTCTTGCCTGGTGCCAAGTCACTTTTGAAGGTGGATGGAGCGGAAACACAACAACCGGAAGCGTGAAGTTATCCCAGACATGGGGCCCTCCATACTACGAAGAAGTTACGATTAACAAATCAAAAACCTTTAGCAATGATTCCAACGGATACGCTCAAGGTTTAAATTTCCAATGGCGTTGCTACGTTAATACGAGCGATTACAGAGCGCCAAAACAAACAAGCTTGCAAACGTATAGCATCGCATCCAGTACAGTGCCAAGACTATATCTAACGTCTGGATTGAGTTTTTCGGCTTCGAGCGTTGCGATGGGCAGCGCAGTCACATGTAAGCTGGATGTTAAATCCTCCAGCTATACGCATAAGCTCTACTACAAGTTTGGCTCTTTAAGCGGTCAGACAATCAGCTCAAGTGTTGCGGCTGGTACTACATCCGTATCTTGGACACCTCCAATCAGCTTAGCGAGCCAGATACCTAGTGCAGTGTCAGGCTCAGCAACGGTAACACTTGAGACGTATTCTGGCAGCACAAAGATAGGAACTACATCCAAGACAATTACTTTAACGGTTCCATCGAGCGTGGTACCTAGCGTTAGCGTGGCTGTTTCGGATGCAAACGGTTATGCGAGTACGTATGGAGCGTATGTGTCTGGTAAGTCAAAGCTCAAGGTTGTAAGTACTGCCAGTGGCTCATACTCCAGCACTATTTCTAAGATTGCCGTAACCGTTCAAGGCTCAAGTTACTCAGGATCAAGTGTGACAAGTAACTTACTGACCGGCAGCGGATCTGGAGCATGGAGTGTGACAGTCACAGACTCACGTGGGCGTACAGCAAGTAAGAGCGGTTCAGTGACCATACTAGCCTATTCCGCTCCAACTGCAGGATTGACTTGCTACCGAATGGATGCAGACGGAAATGTCGACGATCAGGGCGAGTATCTACGAAGTGACTGGTCATATAACATCACATCTTTAAATTCCAAGAATGGAAAAACCGCCAAAATCCAGTATCAGCTAAACGGTACCTGGACAGATATTGCGACCGTGACGGACGGATACAGCAAGAGCGGAACCTTAAAAGAGACCTCTCATGCTTTGGATCTGTCTACAACATACAATGTGCGAATAGCGGTCAGCGACAACTTCACAACTACATACAGGCAGATAAAGGTATCCACAGCTTTCGACTTGATAAACTTGGGAGCAGGCGGCAAATCCATAGCTTTTGGAAAGAGGAGCGCCAATGCAGGCAAACTAGAAGTTGCATTGGAGAGTGTTTTTCAAAAGGCGGTTGCATTGGAGGATGCTTTATCAGCCAGCGGATCTGTAGTACTGTCGAGCATCTTAACAGTGGCCGGATTGATCACAAGCAAGTCCAACATCAATCTCATGAATAACGCCCATATCAATCAGTACGACACCATAAGTTATGATGGTTCAACACCAAGCAGCAACCACTACACAACGCAGGTTAATACCTTGGATACAAGCGGCAGACGTTCTTTTTTTATGGAAAAATGCATAGATACGAGCGGCACGCATAACGTCTATATATTCAATCGCAGATATAAATCGAGCAGCGAATATGTCGATTGCCACTTGGATTTGTACAACTACACTGACGGAACGAGTGCGCTGAAATTTAACGGAGCTCAAGTGGTGCATGGCAGTAATTTTAGGTCTGTTATTCCAACCGCAACCACGTCAGCGAGCGGTTTAATATCCGCTTCTGACAAAGCTAAAGTGGATAAGCTAGACAGTTATGGTGCCGCTGCATGGACCGAACTTAAAACCGCTGTTGGAAGCGATACAAAAGGAACGAAGAATTCATTCACACTCGGAACATCGATTGAGAACTATAACGAAATCATGGTTATGTGCGTACAGAATGCGGCATATACTGCATCAACCAGAAGATATTTTGTCCTTGGATCAACTGTAGTGCCGATAGCTTATGTTAAAGCAAGCTATGTAGATTACACTGACGGAACATTCGGAACAGTCGAAGCCAATGGATACCATGCCGGCGTTTCTTTTACATCCGCAACAACCGGCTACTTGTATGCATACTACAGCGATGCAAGGGTTATCTTGCTCGCTCGATGAAGGGAGGCGATTAAAATGACGGATTTACACAAAAATGAAAAGGACATGGATGAAATTATCCTGATCAATCCTCAGCAACTTTTCGTGCCTAGACACCTTCAAGTTTTGGGCGTCTATGGAGACGAACAAAGTAGAGGACTGACTTTCAAGCTTACGC